ACTGAAAGTGAGTTAGCTATCGGATTAATAATCACAGACACAGATCCATTTACATCTGTAACTGATGGTATATTTTTTAGAAAAGCTGATGGAGATGCAACATTACAGTTTGTAGTTGAAAAAGATGGTACAGAGTCAACTTTAGATGTTGCTGAACTAGCAGATGATACTTTTATTACTGTTGGTTTTTACTACGATACTAAAGATAGAAAGTTTCACGTTTACAAAAACAATAAAGAAATCGGAAAGGTTGTAAATACAAATGCACCTGACGATGAAGAACTTGCTATCTCTTTTGGTATTAAAAATGGAGCAGCGGCAGCTAAATCATTAACTCTTGACTACATCAATGTAGGAAAAGAGAGAACAGCTGATACTGAACTTTAATAAGTAATAGTGTGGGCTTCGGCCCACACAAACTTTTAGGAGAAACAAAAATGGCAACAGACGTAAAAGCAAGGTTTGCAACTGGAGGAACAGCTACTGGTGCTGCGGTTATAGCAGCTGAACAAGATCCTGCAGATGGAGCAAATTTAACTTTAGAAGCAGCCGCTGCAACTTTTGCACAAGCTGATGATGGTTCGTGCACTGTTCAAAAAATTACTTTAACATCTGGTTCAGGTGATGATAATTCAGACGTAACATACACAGTGACTGGGACTGACCATAATGGTAATACTATAACTGAAGATATTACAGGACCTGCTGGTGGAGCTACAGTAACTTCAACTAAATTCTACAATACAGTTACACAAATAACTGGAAACGGAGCAGCTACTACAGATATTTCTGCAGGAGTAACTTCGGTTGGTATGCATGCTGTTTTATTTGCAGGTAGAACTAGAATAAAAGGAATGCATGGAGTTATAGCATCTGCAGATAATTTTTTATTTAAAACTTCTTCAAGCACAGGAACTACTGTAATGACCATACCTGCAGACGCAGGAGATTTAGATCCTTACATTCCTGATGATGGAGTCTTATTTGAAGATGGTGCTTTTCTTCCGATGGACCAAGGTGATATAACAGGGTTGACAGTATACCTAGACGCATAGGAGGTTAAATGGCAAATACTACCTCTGGAACAACAACATTCGATAAAACTTTTGCTATCGAAGAGATAATAGAAGATGCTTTCGAACGTATTGGATTAAATTCTGTAGCAGGTTATCAACTTAAATCTGCAAGAAGATCTCTTAATATTTTATTTCAAGAATGGGGCAATAGAGGTATTCACTATTGGGAAGTAGGTTCAACAAACCTAGATCTTATAGAAGGTCAGGCAGATTATGATTTTTTTAGATCTAGTGATGATGGAACATCTGCAACAACAACAGATCCAGCAAGCGTGTTTGGTATATCCGATGTCCTTGAGGCACAGTTAAGATCTAATAGAACACAGACAACACAATCAGATAGTCCAATGACAAAAGTTGATAGATCAACTTATGCTGGTTTTTCAAACAAACTTTCAAAAGGCACACCTAATCAATATTGGGTAGAAAGATTTATAGATAAAGTTACAATACATATTTATCCAACACCAGATTCAACAAACGCATCAAAGGATATGCACTTCTTTTTTATAAAAAGAATACAGGATGTAGGAGATTATACAAATGCAACTGATGTACCATTTAGATTTGTGCCTTGTATGGTATCAGGACTTGCATATTATCTAGCACAAAAATATCAACCACAACTTTTACAAGCTACAAAATTAGCTTACGAGGATGAATTTGCAAGAGCACTAGCGGAGGACGGATCAGCTTCAAGCACACACATTACGCCTAAAGCTTATTATCCGGGAACATAATGGCAAAGTACGCAACAGGAAAATACGCGCGAGCAATATCAGACAGATCTGGTATGGAGTTTCCATACAAAGAAATGGTCAGAGAATGGAATGGTGCGTTTGTGCATGTATCTGAGTTTGAACCGAAGCAACCACAATTAGAACCAAAACCTATGAACGGTGATTCTATATCTCTTAGAAATGTTAGACCTGATAGAACAGAAACAGCCGTGCCTAACATATTACCATTAAATGCATTTACAACAACGAGTGGGTCCGCAACGATATCTGTTAATGAGCCAGATCATGGCAGATCAACAAGTGATAGAGTTAGATTTAGAGACGCAACTGTTGTTGGTGGAGTGGCGGCTGCAACAATAAACGATGCAGCAGGATACGTAATTACTAAAATTAACGATGATAATTATACCTTTGCAACAGGCACAACATCTAGTATAACTGAAACAGGAGGAGGTGGTTCTGCATCTGCAGGACCGGTAACAGTAACAGCATGATTAAATGGATTAAAAATTTATTTTGTAAAATAATTGGTATTAAACAATGTCAATGTCCAGAAGATGAGCACATAAAATTATATACAGAAGTTCCAGAACCAGAAACTCCCATATATACAGATATTGATGGTAAAGCAGTAAAATGTGGAACACACAATAGATACAAAAAAAGTTGTCCTATTTGTAAAGAAGTAGCGGGGCAGATATAATGGCAGGATTAAGTGCATCAGGATTAAAAACACAAATCAGAAGTTACACTGAAACAGACTCAAATGTTTTAACAGATGCTGTTTTAGAAAATATAATTTTAAACGCACAATATAGAATTTTTAGAGATGTGCCCATTGACGCCGATAGAAAGCAACAAGATGGTAATTTAGTAACTGGTCAGTCGACTATTAACGCTCCAGCAGGAGCTGTTTTTATTAGAGCCATACAAGTGTATGATTCAACATCAGCTGTAACCGGAGCAAATGTTTTTTTAGAAAAAAAAGATATTTCATATTTACAAGAATATGTATCATCGACAGAAACAGCAAAAAGAGGGCAGCCTAAATATTACGCTATGTTTGGTGGAGCCACTGGAGAATCAGACACTACTTCTGGAAGGATGATGTTTGCTCCTGTTCCTGACACAACATATAAATATAGAGTTCATTTTAATGTTGCACCAGCTCTTTTAGAAAACAATGATACTAATTATATTAGTCTTAATTTTCCAAATGGTTTATTATATTGCTGTTTATCAGAGGCATACGGCTTTTTAAAAGGTCCGATAGATATGTTGACACTATATGAAAATAAGTATAAACAAGAGGTACAGAAGTTTGCTAACGAGCAAGTTGGTAGAAGACGAAGAGATGACTATACTGATGGCGCTGTTCGTATTCCAGTAACCTCAGCAAACCCGTAGGAGAATAAATTATGGCAATAACATCGGCAATTTGTAATAGTTTCAAACAAGAAATATTAGTTGGCACACACAATCTTACTGCATCAAGTGGTAATACTTTTAAAATAGCTTTATATACAAGTTCAGCAACTTTAAATAAATCAACAACTGCCTATTCAACATCAAATGAAATTTCAAATACATCAGGATCTGCATACACTGCAGGTGGGGCGACTCTTACGAGTGTGACTCCAACTTTAGATTCAGATACTGCGGTATGTGATTTTTCAGATGTTAGTTTTACATCTGCATCTTTTACGGCAAATGGTGCATTAATTTATAACGATACACAGTCAGACAAAGCTGTTGCAGTTATCGCTTTTGGTGGTGATAAAACTGTTACAAGTGGAACTTTTACGATTCAATTTCCAACAGCAGACGCATCTAACGCTATTATCAGGATAGCATAAGGAGGGACTCCTTATGTCCGAAACATCAATATGGGGTGGAGATAGTCCCTCAGTTGCATGGAATGAAAATTCTTGGCAATCCAATACAATAACAGTTCAAGTAACCGGTGTTTCAGCTACAAGTTCAATTGGTGATTTAAAATCTTTTAATGTAGAAGGTTGGGGTAGACAAGAATATGGTAACTCTGCTTGGGGAGTAGAGTATTCAGTTGAACCTACAGGAGTTTCTGCAACGACCTCAGTAGGAACACCAACAGCTGCTGAATTTTTAACTGTAGAATTAACGGGTGTTTCGGCAACTTCCTCTGTTGGTGAATTATCTCCAGCAGATGTAGTAGGTGTATCGGGTCAATCAATGACTTCTACGTTAGGTACATTAACAAGTGTGGGTACACTTGTAGGCTGGGGTAGAAATGGTTGGGGTGAAGAACCTTATGGTGATTCTGTAAATAAAGTTATAGTTCCTGTAATAGGTGATCAAATGGCCACAAGTGTGGGATCATTATCTCCTGCAGATGTAATGGGATTAACAGGAGTTT